TTGGTAGCATGATATTAAATAAGAGAGCCCTATCTGTAATAGAGACCACACTAAAGACACAGCAGTCAACAGATTCTCCTTGATGTTTTTCCAAATCATATAAATACTCCTTACGTATTTTACAGTAGATAGGTGGTATGTCCGCATTTAAATAAGCCATAATTTATTTTATCTCTCCCCAGTTAGGTCCAGATTCATAATCAACTTTATTTGGAACTTCCAAGTCTACTGCTTGTTCCATTATTTTTTTAATCTTATCAGCTTGTTCTTTTGATTCAATAGAAAAATCAAGTTCATCATGTATCTGTATATGTGCTAAATGTCCTTCTTTGTATAAGTCAACCATTGCTTTTTTGGTCATGTCTGCAGCACTACCTTGAATTAATTTATTTAAAGCTTTGTATGTAAACGCTCTACGTGTTGGATTGTTATGCCAATAATTTTTTTTAGGCTTACCATCTTTTTCTTTTATTACATTGCCTTCAAAATCTTTTAATATAGGTCCCATTTCTTGTAACTCTTTCATACGTTCTTCATCTTCTGCAGGTATATATTTACCCCAATCACTACCTTTTAAAATAGGTTCATATTTAGGAAACCTACAACGTCTCTCTAATAATGTTTTTATTTGTCCTTTGTTTAATGCTGCATTCATAACTTTATTCATCAACTGTTTTACAAAAGGTGCTCTGTCGTGATACTTTTTAAATAATTCTTCAGACTTTTCTTTAGTTACTCCTAATTCTACCATAAGTTTAGTTTTACCCATGCCATAAAATAATCCAAGATTAATTGTTTTTGCTTGTGATCTAGGTATCTCTGCCATCTCTGCAACAATCTTGTGAAAGTCTGTTGAAGGATCATTTTCATATGAATCTGCAATATCATTTACAGAAGGTAGTTGAAATTTTAATGCATAGTGTGCAACAAGCCTTGGTTCCTGTTGCGAGTAGTCAAATGTACCCCACCTGCACCCTTCTTCTGGTATAAATAAACTTCTTATTAGTGGTCCTGTATCTGGATCACGTGCTGGAATTTGTTGTAGGTTAGGATTAGAATAACTAAATCTACCTGTAACTGTGCCTCCATCATCAGATCTAATTTGATTTATATCTGCATGTATTCTACCCTTATGTTCATGTTTAATAATAGAATCAATAAATGTAGTTCTGACCTTGTTTATTTTTCTAGCTTCTGCTATCATACGTACTACAGGATGTTTATGTGTAACAAGAAAGTTTTTAGTAAATGATGGCTCATCAGACTTCTCAGTTCTTGAATAAGGTAAATTTAATTTATCAAAAAGTGGTGCAATACTTCTTGCCGCCATTAACTGAACTTCTACTCCTGTTTCTATTTTTATTTGTTGTATTAGGTTTTGTTCTTTTATTGCCAGTGCTGTTTTCAATTGATTGGCTTTCTCGACATCTACCCGCACCCCTAGGAAGCGCATATCAACCAGACAAGGAAAAAGATCAGTCTCCAAATTAAAAACATTTTGTAAGTCATCTTCAATAATTATTTTTTTAAATTTTTGCCAAAGTTCCAATGTAAGTGATGCATCTGCTTCAGCATAAGATCCAACTTCCATAGCAGGTAGTCTCCACATTTCTGCTTTTGCATCTAGTCCTCTTTCTTTTGCAGCCTCTATTAGTCTAGCTTCATTTTTACCTTTGTTAAGATAAGCCCATGACATAGTATTTAAGGTATAAGAGAATCTATTCTCATCAATTAATGACGCTGCAATCATAGTATCTACTATTAAACCATTGATTTTTATACCTAAATTACGTATCCAACATACGTCATACATAGCATTATGAAATATTTTTGTAGCAGGTGATGAACACACATCAGTAAACCAATCTAAAACTTTTTTACGATCCATGTTTGGACCAATCTCATGAGCAATAGGAAAGTAACCTTTCCAACCATCAACAGCAACAGCTATACCTACAACTTCACCATTACTTGTGATAGCCCCTGAACCTAATTTTTTTAAGTCTGGATCACGTGTCTCTAAGTCAATAGCAATTTCTTCTGCTGATCTTAAATCAGGATACTCTGTAGGTACTAACCATTCTGTCTGAGGTATAATCATTTCTTTTTTAGATCTTTCATTGTTTTAATTTCTAATTCACAGTAATGAATTATCTTCTCAAGGTCTTGTATTCCGGCTTTGTTTTTGTAGCGACAAACATATTTTATAACATTGCCCTGAAAAAAAGAAAGGTCGTTCTTAGAAATAAATTCATATGGTTGAATATGAAACTCTTTGTAGTGACTCCCGCCTATTTGTTTGTCTTGTGGAAATGAATCTTTAAATATATCTTTGTGTGTCATTTGATTGCCTCCATAATAAAAAACCATATACAGAATGTTAAAAATATATCTGATGTTATAACTCTCATAATTGATACCCCGTTCTTTTTATTTTTGCTTTTAGTTTGTATAGGTTATTTCTTGCTCTTGTGGTTCCTACGTACCAGACCCTATGCTCTTCGTCATGTTTTTGTTGACTGCGTTTAATAGATTTAAGAATTTTACTTCCCATATCTAAACATAAAATTACATTATCTTCTTCTCCACCTTTTGCTGCGTGTATGGTAGATAGCCATATTCTAGCTTTAGCATTTAAATTTTCTTTGTTGTCTAACATATTTTTTATATATAATTTTTCTTTCTCATCAGCTTTTACAAATTGATCAAACCAATCTACAGTTCTGTTAAATAAATTATTTCCTAAATATTCTTGTATTTGTTTCTCTTCTTTCTCCTGTAAAATTTTTCCCTTACACCAACTTTCATAAAGCATAGCTGTATTATATAAAGTTACACTAAAACTTTTTCCTTTGTTAGTTTCATAATATAAATCTTTCTTTTTTAATTCTTCAGCTATCTTTAATTGTCTAGATATAGTTCTACTTAATATTAACCATTTACCTTTGGTTAAATCTATTTGATTTAGATTAGATATAGTTAAAGACTCTCCTTCAAAATCTCTGGGTAAATAGTGTTTTTCCTTCCTTATACCCATAATTTGCTCAATCGGCTTCTGAGACTCCTCCTGGACGGTTCTAGACACACGTTTTGAGTACTTTAGGACCCTTTCTTTAGCCGGTTCTTTAATAAATCTTTCTACATCTGCACCAGCCCATACGAATATAGCCTGGTCATCATCTCCTGCAAGATATACATCTTCTGATTTTTCTTTAAACACATCAAATAGTTTCCATTGTAATGGCGATAGATCTTGAGCTTCATCTATAAACACTGCTTTGAATGTAGGGAAGTTATCTTTGTCTTTAGATTTAATCGTTAAATCTACTAAATCATTGAAATCATATAAATTTTTGGCATCTTTATACTTTACTAAATTATCACTAATATACTTTAAAGTTCCCCATAATATTTCTTTAGGATTATGTTCCCATAATTCATATTCTTCTCTAACACTAATGCATTTATTAACTGCTTTATGTATTATTTGAAAATAAGGATTGTCACAAGTTAGATAATTAATTTCTTCTTTATTATATTTATCTGCGTATTTTACTTTTACATTTATTTCCTTACCAAACTTTTCATAATGATATGGTTGCATAATATCCTCCATATTTATATCTAAAAAAGTAAAACAAAAAGAATGTAACGTTTGAAAATAAGGTAAGTTCTTATCATTTGCTGGCATTCTTTCTTTTGCAACACCTGCAGCTTTTTTACTAAATGCGAAGTAACCTATTTTATGAAGTGGTGTTCCTAATCTTGCGTATGCTTTAGCTCTACTTATTAATTTAAATGTCTTACCTGTACCTGGTGGTCCATAGTATTTATAAATCATACGATGTCTTCTTCACTTTCAAACTGATGTTGTTCGTTAACTTCTTCTTCAGTTTCAAAATACTTTAATGGTATTCGTAAAGTTTTTAATGGTGGATATTGTTTGTTGTCAGAATCTTTTCCAGGAAATTTTTTACTGTGATCAAACTTAGCTTGGTCTTCTGGTTTCTTACTAGGAAATAATGCTTTGATCATCAATGATGTTTTTGCTGATGATTCTTTCCATTCGTATGTTTTTAAATCATCATAGAATGCACTATATAAAAAGTATGCATACTCATCATCTAATAAAGGTCTACCACTTTTAAATGAATTATACTTCTTAGCTTGAGGATCATTTATATATCTATTGATATGTGCTTTTAATATATCAGATGGATTAGTACCTTCCGCAGGTTCTAGTATTTCTATTTTAGATTTTTCAAATAAGTTTTTTAATATTTCATAAAAGTCATTACCCTTAATTGTAGGTGGTACTACGTGTACCTGTTCCATTAGTAATGCTCTTAATTCTTTCTGACTTTCTATTCTATGCACATTTTTTGCGTGCACTTGTTTTGTTTGTCCTTCTTCATTCTCAACTGTAAAATACCATTCAGGTGTAGGTTTTATATTTAATTTTTGTAATGCAGATAATGCTGGCCATACCGGTTTATTATCTGATATAATGCCGAACTTTCGTTTAACACATACAGATTTTACACAAACCGGTGCTAGTAATGGATCATTACAAGTATGACCTTTGGTATCCTTACTCCAACTTTTAATCTTTTGATTAACATGTATATCCGTCCAGTTA